TTTCCCTAGTATTCGTAGGAACTGCCATAGCATTTCCCTCCCTTAGTTAAATGTCTATAAAATCCTCCAAGAGCGCAGTCGCATCGTCAAGATGCCCCGTGCCTCGAAGACGTTTCATTTGTGCAGTACGTTTAGATTTATCAGACTTAGAAGAAGATTGTCCCTTTCCAGCTCTGATGACCCTAGGCTTATTCTTTAGTTTCTTTGCTTTAACATCTGACTTATTTACTTCATCATACTTTAATGCTTTTAGAAGGATAAGAACCGATCTATGGTCAATAAGGTTACTAATTTCGTCTTTTGAGAACCCGCTTTCAAGAGCGTAGTTTTTTATCTGAGAGGCAAGCTTTGATTTTTTATCGGGATTACTCCATTCCGGCAAAGCCTCAGATAGCTTTTTGTTTTCAGAGGACAAGAATTCATTACGAGCAATTTCAGCATCCTTAGCCTGTTTTTGGCTAACCGCCTGTTGCTCATACTGAAGTTTTTGTATTTTCTCTTGGGCTTCCCTAAACTCTTCTCTCTTAGTTACATACTCTATAGGGTCTGAATCCTTTAATCCTTGCCAATCTACATTAGTAAAGGACTCCATATCACCAACAGAGGATTCTACAATCTGTTGTAAATTTTCCATGTACTGCGAACGCTCAGCTTGTATCTGTTGAATTTCAGAGTCATATTTTTCCTTCAAAGACTCCATTTCTTTCCTATCAGATGAAAGCTCTTGCGTCTTTCGAGTATAATCCGACTGACGGCTATATCCGCTTAAAAGCTCGTCAAGGTTTACTTCTCGCTCTTCTCCATTTACGGTAACAGCGTAAAGTACCTCTCCCTCTTCTTCGTCGGGTTCCTCAGATTCTTCCTCCTCCTCCTCGGATTCGGCTCCCTCCTCGGTTTCCTCCTCAAATGATTCATCTTCCTCTTCAGGTTGAGACTCTTCTTCTTCGGTAGGTTGAGCTTCCTCAGTTTCTGGGGTTTCCTCTTCAGGTTCCAGTAGACTAAGTAATGCTTCTTGCGCCTCTGTTACACTTCCCTCTGGCGCTATGGGTGGCTGTAAACCAGCCGATGCTTGCGGGGCAGTCTGCGTATCCGCCATAATTAAATTCCTCTATTCAGATATAAGGGTGTTGCTTGTCAAGAATCTCATTCATATGCCCGGTTTCAATAATGGACTTTATATGGCCTTCAATTCTTTCAAGCAGTCTTATCGCAAGCCAGATTGATTCCCTAGCCTCCGAATCTGTAGAACTGCTGTGAATCCAGCGGTTCATTAAATCTTCTCTTAATACGTTGTATGACTCTTGTAATAACGGGTCATCAACTAAACTTTTCGCCCTTCTCTCCCTCTCTTCTGGTGTCATGTGTTCCCCGTAAATTATGAAACCTTGTGTTCCCTTGATTGTTGAATTCGTTTCCTTCTTTTACCTTTCTCAAAGGGGGTTTGCGCGGCAACATTCAATCGTTTTATCTCACTATCCAAGGTATCCTTCTTGTATAACTTCTTTTTTAAGACTGCCATCACGTATCTCCTATTGCTACGGCTCGCTGTTGTTCTCGTTCAATCTGAATCTCAGCGGCTTTCAGTTTAGAGTCTACGGCTAACTTCTGGTACTCTTGCTGAATCTTCTGAGCTTTGAGTTGAACCTCTGCGGCTTTTATTTCCAGCTCTTGTTGCTTAACTTGAGCTTCCATCAACTTAGCCTGTTCTTCCGGAGAAGGCTCTTGTTCCTCTGGGGGCATCTGTGAGGGATCAGTCAGGAAATCATTTACATTCTGGAATCCCATAGCTTTCACTAAAGCAGAACCTAAATTATACATATTCTGTTCAGATACAATTCTTAATCCTCCAGACATTGCTTCCCCAGCAAAAGACAACATCTGAGACAAGTGCATCATCTGCTGGTCTTTATTTCCACTTCCTAAAGCCACAGAAACAGTGCAATCATACTTGTCATTCCAAACGTCAGGACGTACCGGAACCCACTCATTGCGTAACCTAACCACTCTTTCTTTATCTTGATTCTTATACAGTAATTCATATATCCTTATCATTAAATCTTTTACGCCAGTTTCAGCAAAGTTCCTGGCAATTAATTCCACTCTACTTTGAGCGGCATTCATAACGGCGTTTACAGCTGTGGCTGTCGTGTGGGATGTCAGGGCGTTTTCATCCAAACCTTGAGACATCTTCGAGGTTCCAGCCCTAGCTTCCCTTATACCATCAAGGTATTCAAGCATCTGAAAGGAGTAAGGCTGAAGCGCGGGAGTAGCGAGGGGCGTTACGGCGTTGGGGGATTTAACTCTAACCACTCCACCAGGGCGTTGGGTGAGCAGATCATCGAGATTCGCCTGCCCCTCTAAAACTGCAAAACGTCCATAGTTCTGATTATACATATTGTCCATCAAATTTCGCATCAGAGTGCTTTTCATTAGCTGAAGGTCCATTACAAGATCAGCTACAGATAGACCAAAGAACTTATGCGGTATCTTTACGGGGGTAATCGAGACAAAGGGAATAGAGTCTATTTCGTCATTAGCCAATACCTTAGAGCCTACGGTACAAACTTTCCTAAGTTCTGTGATCCCATCACCGTCAAAGTCTGTTTGTAAGTAAGACTCATGCAACCAGTATGTCCGTAAGCCTTCCTCTCCATAATCATCTCCGCCCCCCATACCTTCCCAATACTTTGCTGACTTATCAAACTGGTATCGCTCTAACCTTTCTGCGGAGAAATCAGCCATATCATCGCCACCCCCACCAAGATCACTTGGCTCTAGGTCTTCGTCAGGATACATCTCCCTTAGCTCGGAAAGAGTTTTTATTACGCGATGGCATACAAACCTAGCGTCTTGAATATTTTTAGACTCCCTGCTGATGAGGAATTCTGAGGGGGGGACATTCTCTACACGAATTTTTCCATTATAAGACTTGCGTTTTATTACAACATCGTGCATAGGCATACCTTCAACTTCGTACTCAGTATGCTCCATAACTTCTACTTCTTCAGGAGATATAACCACAGAAAACTCCATTTCTTCTAGGTTCCTATACTCCTCCCTTTGCTCCTCCTCATACTCGTCCCACCAGACTTTTACTATTCCATTCTTAGATAACAAGGCATCCGTAAACCAAGAGTACAAAATCTCCCAGCCCGGATTGTCTTTTGTAAAAACGTAATTAACGTAATCTGTAGCTTGTTCAGCCATCTTTACGTCTTCCGGGCCGTGTGGAGAAAATTTTACCATCTCATCCCCGGAGGCAAATACTCGCATCAAGGAGGGCTTTATCCACTCGATTGTGTCCTGTACTGTAGAATCAACGAACTGACTACGACCTTCCACCTCGTTACCAAAGGGAAGACCATAGTAGTATTGCATAGCTTGCTCTCGTTGATGGGATATTACATCGCCCATATAACCAAGAGAATCGGAGATTTCCCCCTTTATCCTAGTTACTAATTCTTCCTCGGTAATTTTTTCCCTAGCCATTAAACAATTCCATAGTTCTGATATTTAACGTCTTGCGTCCATGAGGGGTCTTCCCCAGATACAGCAAAGCGTTGAGATTGAAAAGCGTATCTTGTAGCTGACATGAGGTCATCCCTTATTGGGACAACCTTATTATCTTTTCTGTGGTACATCCTAAATTCTTCAAACCAATCTGATAAGGTTGAGAAAACCTTAAACTTTCCAGCCTCTATAGACTGAAGCATTGCCATCAAGCCTTCCTCAACAGAATTTGAGCCTTTATTACTCCCTAAGGCGGGAGGATTTGTAAAGTGTTCCAAGAGGAAGTTACAACCTAGATTCCTATACTGGTCAGCGAGACCAGGATTGCCCATAGAGTCTCGTCTATTGCCATCATGGGGATAAGCAATGGGGATAAAATGGGGCCGAGTGCGTATAACTGAGGCGTGTACTGACGGACTAGCCTTTGACGCTCTGTAGCAATCGTATATGTAAAATGTCTCATCTTCCCTGTCTATTGCCGCCCAAACGACTGCTGTGGGGTGATCCCACCCGAAATCAATAGCCGCTATCTTGGGCCAATGATCCTCTAACGGGAAAGGCTCTACCATTACTTTCTCTTCACCCAAGGGGAAGACTAACCCTGACCCGATTGAGGGTCTTCCATTCCTACGCATTTCCCTTTCATGTGGAGAATAAGACGATAGAATCTGCTCCATCACAATCTCTGAGAGGTGGCCTCTCTCCCCATTCATGGAGAGAACCTTCTCAGAAGCATCGTCCCAGGTCGCATTTGTCAAGGACTGTCCTGACTGTAGGTTGTTCATAAAAGATGCAACCGTTTCGGTCATTCCCTGCTCTGGAGTAAAAGTCATAAAAATCATACCCTTACGATCCAGAGTTCTAGTGACAGCTTGAGAGTATATTTCTCTGCTTGGCTCCTCATCCAGCCAGATGCAATCTACACTCCTACCCTGCCACTTCTCTTGGCCCATCTCGTAGGCTTTGAAGAATAAAGACGAGTTCCCACCGCTAACGTGCTTGATTAGAGCGACCGATTTGGCGTTAGGGACTCCAGGTTTCCTCTCGGTCTTTATTATTAGATTTTTGGGGATAGCACCCGAACCGAAAGCCTCTGGGTCATCTGGGGAACCCAATAATTCATACTGAACAATATCTCGCGTTGTCTCGTTAGAGACACCACCAGCCCACGCAACTATTGGCTGACGGTAGCGTTTTCCTTCCCACCACTTGGGATATAGCCCAGTTACATGGAAAGCCATCTCCGCGGCTCCACAATAACTCTTCCCTATGCGGTTAGCGGCCATCAAAAGCCTCTGGTTGGCCTCTGAGCCTGTTTTGTGGAAGTTTAGCTGGTAGGGGTAGGGATCATAGAAATCAAGCTTAGAGAAGCGTTCTCGCGTCCTTATCTCTCTAGCGATCTCTACCGCTTTTTGCAGTTCTATCCTTGTATGAGCCATCTCAATATCTTTGCTGAGATACTTCAACCCTTCTTGGATTTGCTGTGCTTTTTGGCTAGATAAGCCTTATATGATCTTTTACAGGACGCTAAAGTTTTGTGTACTCCACCACCAAAGCTCCAACCACCCTTTACTTTTTTACAGGGCATCAGTTCATCAGTTCCGGTATTTCTTCTGGTTCAGGGGAGCCTGTTAAAGCCTCAAGCTCTCTCTTCAGTTCATCAAGGGAGGCACTCTCCACATGGGAAACTTTCTGCTCTACCCTATCTACAGGCTTCAGACCAGCCCTATCGAGGAAGTCTTTAATAGCCCCTAGTTTAACAGCGTCTGAAGAGGATACCTCTATTAGTTCGTGAAGTTTAGCCAGTACACCGGGGACGGCATCGGCCATCATCTCCCTAGTCTTTTCGGCTATCTCTTCAGCGAATTGCTTTTTAAGCGCATATCCCTTCTGTTTAGAGGCTTTCTCCGAATATCCAGCCATTTCGGCGGCTTTAGCGGCGTTTCCCGTTAAACAAAAGGCTTCAATGAAGGCTTCCTGTTTTTCAGTTCTCATTTAGTCCTCATCTAGTGTCGTGCTTCCAGGGAATACAATATCTACAAATCTACTTATAAAGCTGCTTAACGGAGTCCCACTATGAAAACCATGAGCAAGGCTTAATTTATCAAAATTATCCAAGGTTCCACCCCCTAGCTTCTTAGCCCCAACCCTGAAGAATGACCCAGGAGTATGGGCAGCTACACCAAGCAGTGGATTTACACCCCATAAAGCCTTAGTTGCTCCTATATTAAGGCCAGCCTTCACAATGTTCCCTACCTTATCTAAGCCAACCTGATACGCATGGGGGTTTTCAGAGCCTACAGACGTAGTGTTTTCAGTGGACGGGACATCAGTTATAAAATCAAGGTCTAAAAGACCGTCTATATCCGTTACATTCCCAAGTAGGCTGGTTACAGACTCGTCGTCTTCATCTAAGAGCGGCACAGCTGACTACCCAAGCAACCCTGGAGCTGGCATTGGGGCTGCCGCCATAGCCGGATCAGCAACAGCAGGGGTCATACCCCCACCTGTCAGCATAGCTAACCGTTGGTCAATCTCATCGCGTAGCGCCAGTAACTGAGCTACTTCTTGCTCAACTGGAAGTTGGGGAGGAACATCCGGGCCTGCCCCCATACCCATTCCTGGGGTTTCTATCATCGCGGCTTCTTCTAAAATAGCCATATTCTAATCCTCAAAAGTTTGAACAACCTTAACAGCCGCAAACGCTGCGGCCAGCTCATTATCAAGGAATAGAAGCTCTTGCAACTGATCCTTGGACAACTTCAATAAACCCTTATAACCACCATACCTCTCAAAAGCTTTATTAAACTTTTTCCCAAATAGCTTAGGAGCATTCCTTAGAGAGTCCATAGCTGTATCCGGGTGTACCTGCCACCAGCTTCTCTCTGGGGCATCGTCAAG